ATTTGCCGCCGCAACCCTTACCGCGGCGAACGCCCAGACTTGGCCCCAACAGCAGCAGCCCTTTACGGTCTTTCAGCCCAACCAGCCGGTGCAGTGGCCGGAGCCGATGCAAGGGCCGGTGCAGATGCCGCCGCAGTTGCAGCCCCAGCCCCAGCCGTTCGTGACGTGCTATCCGATCGGCGGGAGAATTGTGAGCTGCCAGTGAGCATCCTGGTTGGCCTGTCTGCCGGCGCCGCGCTGCTGTATTTCTGGCTGCGCGGCCACTGGTTCGCCCGCATACTGGTATTCCTGCCAATCGGGGTGTTTGGCTTCGTTGCCGGGAGCAACGTCGCACCGACCTATATGGTCGTGGCGCTCATCTTCGGCGCAATAGGCGTGATCGCCGCGTGGTTCATTTCCGGTCTTCCGATCTACTACTGGCGCCATAAGATCGCCGGCCTGATGCGTATAATGGAATACCACTAGGGCGGAGCCCCTGGACCTAGGCGGTTTTGCACGCCCTGGCCCAACACATCCATTGCCCCCTGTAAGCGGTTTTGCTGCATCCTCGTTGCCAGATTGCGGGCATAGTTAGAACCAAAGTGCGTTACGGCGTAGGCGCCGATTGCGCCCGGCACGCCCCCCACAGCTCCTATGCCACCGGCAACCATAGGCACTAGACGGCTGCCAAGCTGATAAGCTGCCTCGCCGAGCGTGCCTCGGTCGCGCGCCTGTTGCAGCGCCGCGATTTCCTCCGGACTATAACCCCGCAGTCGCTTCGGATTAGCCAGCAGCGTGCGAACCCCGGTAATGATGCCGGTGGACGGCTGCGCCTGGCCCTCGGCGCGGGCAGCGATGCGCTCCAGGTCGCCCATCTTCATTGCCTGCGCCCACACAGCCCTGGCACGGGTAAGAGCATCGAAGCCCTGCGCACCGCCCGACACGTCGATTGGCTCGGCTTTGGCGATCATGTCGCGGAATGTCGATTGCAGATCGAGCAGGTTGTTGCCTTCTTTGCTCAGACCCTTGAGACCGTATTCCTTGTCGATCATGTTGCCGAGTGCTTCGTCGATCTCCTGCGCTCCGGCTAGCGAGATCGGCTTGTCGGCGAGTTGCTTGATCCGGTTGACCAGCGAGGTTATCGGCGTCTCGCCGGCAACAGCCAGCCCTTCCTCGGTCTGTGGCGCGATCTTCTGCACCTCATCGATGAATTTGCTGGTGAATTGCGGCGTCAGAGTTCCGCCAGACTGTGCCGCCTGATCATACAGCCGACCGGCAATCGCCTTAGCCTCGGCAGCCGTCTTTGGCACGGCTCCGGCAGATGGCGCCGTCAGAGCACCACCAGACGGCACTACGGCGGGCGGCGGAGGTGGCGGCACTCCAGGCACGCGAACCGCAACGCCAGGCCCTACTGGGTGTTCTGCGGACCGGGCGGCGGCGTCCGGCGATAATAGATTGCCCTGCTCGATCTGGAGCGGCGCCCGGCCCTCCAACAACCCAGACGCGGGCAGTTCCATCGCGCCGCCGCCGAACCGCAGTGGGGAAGCCGCGAACGGTGCGACCGACGCTGCCTCTGGGGTAAGTGCCGGCGTTCCGGTTTCCGGATTGAACGTCACGCCCGGCACCATCAGCCTGTTGTTCTGGACCTGTGGCCCCTGCGTTGTCAGTCCGACAATCGGGTCTCGGATCATCCCAGGAATGGCGGGAACGACCTCTCCGGTTGCTGTGTTGCGTGCCAGCGGCAGGATATTCGCCCGCTCAAAGCCGGGCGGTGTCTGTAGACCGACTACCTGGCTCGGAGCCGGCGGCAGCTTCCCGCCGAGATAGGAACCCGACAGAGGGTCTTGCTCTGGTTCTGGCGGCTTCGGCTCCTCTGGCGGCGCCGCCTTGAAGCCATACTCGCCAGCGCCGCCGCCTTTGGTCAGCGGCTTCCACTGGCCGCCATCGAGCACCAACTCGTCGCCTGCGTCGTTGCGCGCGCGCGGCGCCGGCATCCATTTCTGGGTGCCAGGATCGAGCGTCAGGTAATTGCCGTTTCCGTCTGTGGCGATCGGCATCTATTGCACCACAGTAAACCCAGGCGGCAGCGGCGGATGTGCCGCATCAGCGCCAGTCACGGTCGGCGGCGTCGCCGTCTGAGTGTTGGCCGGCTGCATCGACAATCGCCCGGTCTTGCCCTGAACGACCGCCCTCGGATCGGCGCGCGAGACGATGTTCAATGCCCGCTCATATTCGGTATCTGACAGGCCAGTTGCCCAACCATGCACCTTGACACCGTTGATCTCTCCATCCTTCGGTGGCAACCCGGCCAAGGCGCCGGCCGCAGCGGCGTAGACCTGCGGATTGCGCTGCGCCTGCCATTGCCGTTCATACGTGGTCAGGGAATCGTATTGTTTGCCACCGCTATCGGCGAAACGCTTTTCGTTGTCTCCGAAGTGCGCCAGCGCACCTTGGGTGTAGTCGATGTCGGCCTGGTTCGCGACCTGCATCACCTTCAGCATTCGCTTGTTGGAATCGGTCAGCAGCTCCATGCCTGGGTTCGATTGGACAAACATCTTGGTCGCCAGCGCACCGCCACGAGCACCGAGCACGCCGCGTTCCTGAGTGGTGGCATTGCGGAACGCCAGCTTGTTGAACACCTGTGATGCCGCCGCGTCACTCATGCCGTCAACCTGCTGGCTGAACTGGCTCGATATGCTCGCCGGCAACCACCGCTCGGCCCATGCCTGCATGGCAACCTTGGTCCCGCTTCCGGGCCCGGTGTAGATACGGTCCAATTGGTCCTGCATCTCCTGAATGCGGACCTGATCGGACTGCGCCTGCTGACCAACCTTTGCGTAGTCGTCAACCTTCGCGGAGTCGCGCTTGTAGGCTTCCTGGCGCACGGTGTAGCCGGCCTGCGGAGATTCGGTCGCCGCCGGGAAGAACGTCCGCGTGCCTGACTGACTGATCCAATGACCGGGCACTTGCTTAGACGGATCGTTTGGATCGGGCCCGACGCCCTCGACCGGACGGCCGGTTGGGGCAAACATCGGCGCCTGTCCTGGCGAGGTGAAAACGCCTGGCGCCGTCTCCTGGTAGTTCTTCGCCGCCTCAGCCGCATTGTCCGTTTTGCCGGTCAGTACATGGAGCTGCGTCCCATCCGGCAACTTCACCACGCTATCGGCCTGCATGTAGGCCGCAGCCTTGCTCTTTAGATACTCGACGGCCGCTTTGACCTGCGGATTTGAGGCGGCGCCCGGCAGTGATTCAAGCTGGGCCGCCTGCCTCAAAAAGCCCTGTGCAGCCTGGAACTGTGCCGACTGCGTTCCGGTCTGTGGCGGCGCGGCAGCGGGTTGCGCAGGGGCTGGTGCGGCGCTTCCTGGAGCCATCGGGATCGGCTGCGGAGCAGGCATCCCAGGAGCGGCAGAGGGGGGCGGCGGTAACAGCGCGTTCTGCGCCACCACTGGCGCCGGAGTATTGGCCAGCGACTGCGGCGTCACGACAGGCGAGTTAGGGCCGATGGTCGGCAATGGACGAGGCCCCACCAGATCGGCCGATGGCGCCGTTGCGGCGGTGCTGGGCGTCGGTGCGCCCGGCCCGGCTACCTGGACGGGGGCAAGCGGCGCAGCGGCCCCTGGCGCGGCCTGTGGCGTAGCCTGCGGCGGTGCCCCAGGCGGTGCGGCTGCGGCTATCGCAGCGCCCCCCTTAGGAGCAGAGGCAGCCCACGGCGTCGCGCCATACTTGTCAAACAACGCGCCAGCCGCAGCGCGCTGCGCCATCCACGGCGCATCCATCGCCCGCGGATACTTCGAAACATCAATGCCAGCTAGCTTGGCTGCGTCCTTCCAAGTGCTGTCGAGCATCTGCCAATAGCCGGATGCTGTGCTGGCTCCCTCTGCATTCGGGACGTTTTTGTTGCCGCTCTCTCGTGCCGCAATGGCATCCAACGCCTGCTCGCGTGGCATTCCAGCGACAGGATCTGGGCCACTGGCCGTCGCCGTTCCAGGAGCCGCCGGGGCGTTGCTGCCATATACGTTCTTCAGAGCATCGGTAATCGCCGGATTGCTCACGAGGCCGAGTGAGTACTGATCCTTCAGCGAAAGGCCCATCTGCTGGACCCGCCGCAACGCCGCCTCTCCGGGGTAGATCGACGGCGCGTTCTTCGCGAACCCCAGCTTCTGGAGATCTGACACCGCACTAGGATACGCCGCCGCACGGCTCGCCTCGTCCGGCATGGACAGCAACCCCGAAGCCGCCCGCGCCAGCATCTCGGTCTCGGCCTCGCCGGTCTGCTGCTGCGCCTGCTGCACCTGATACGGCGCCAGCTTTGCCAGGAGATCGTTCCGCAGCAACTGATTCTGCACCGAGGCAGTGGTCGCGCCGCTTGCCGCATCGAACAGGATGTTGGCCGGCGCGAAGCTCGATACCTGGGTGCCGGACATCTAGAACACCCCGCCCGACTGAAACAGCGTATTACCGAAGCCTGGCGATGTGCTCGTGCCACCGATCAGACCGCCGGCCGGATTGAAGCTGCTGCTGCCGTTGAAAAGGCCCTTGAGCGACGATTGCACGTTCGGATTGCTGAACAGCCCGTTGATCGAACTGCCAAGCCCGCTGGCCGTGTTGCCGAAGATCGAGGACTGCGCGTTGCCCGCACCGAGCGCCGTCGTCGCCTGCGATGTGGCGTTGTTCTCCAGGCCAGCGCCTAGGTTGTTGCCGGCCGTGGCGATCCCACCAGCCGCCGTCAGGCCCATTCCAGACAGGCCCATCAGTCTGTTGTAGTAGTTGCCGAACTCCTGATCCGCCAACCCCGTTCCGAACGTCTGCTCTGCCTTGATCGTCGCACCCGAGTGCAGCAACCCCTTGGAAGCCGCGCCCGCATCGATGGCGCGCATACCCTGGTCCTGCGAGAACTGGTAGCCGGGAGAGGTCTGGAACTTCGCCATTGCCGCCGTGGCAGCGTCCTGGCCGTTCAGCCCGAGCAGGTCTTGCTGGTCTTGCAGCGACAGCTTGCTGACATCGGAGAATGGCTGGAAGCCTGCAACCGAGGTGTTGTAGTTCTGCTGGAGTTGCGGGACGACGAGTTGCAGGTTGCGATTTGCCTGACCCGATGCGCTTTTCACCGCACCTGACTGCATGGCGGCGCCAGCAATCCCAGCCGCCGCCGATACTCCCGCCGCCGCGATCCCGAAGGGCACGATCAGTCCTCCAATTCCAAGACGTGCTCGTCTGCCACCGCCGGCTCATCATTTTCCAGATGATCCGCGTTGTGGATGCACGCCAGCGCCACGTCGTCGGTGAGCGTCAGGAAGCTGTGCAGCGTCCCAGCTGGGATACGGACCACAGCCGGCGCGCAAAAATCCCCGATCATCTCCTCGCCATGCCATGCCCGGACGGAACCTTGCAGTATGGCGGTCAGGTGGTCGAAGTGGTGCCCATGCTGAGGGAGTAGCGTGCCGGCGTCAGGCACCCGGTACACCTTATAGTAAATCCCCGCATAGATTGATACGCTGACGGTCTCCGGCTGGCGTTCCGCGCGTTTCATTCTGTCCTCGCGTATGGCCCATGGACACGCTTAGCAGCCTTACCATAAGCCGCGTGCGCCTCAGAGGCAGAGGCGAACCGTCCAAGGCACGTCTGCTTTCCTTTGAACTTTATCCTCGCGCGCCACAGTCCCGTGTCAGCGCATAGGGAAACTCCCTTATAACCGCTTCGATTCGAAGGCGCTGCGCCTCTGTTAGCGCAGTTCTGCGAACGGGATGCGGCTCTAAGGTTAGCCCATCGATTGTCCCGGACATCTCCGTTGATGTGGTCCATGTCGTATTTTGGCCAGCGTCCTGTGACCATAAGATAAATTACCCGATGGACGAGGTAGGGCTGTCCATACAGAGAAATCTGAATATACCGACTGGTCGCGCCCATCATACGTACGGGACGTTCGGGGTGGCAGCGCCCTCCAGCGTCGATAAATGCGCGGCGCGTCAGCGCGCCTGTATCAGGGTTGTAGGTAAGCCTGGATCGCACATCCTCCGCGGTTAGCCTACTCACTGCGCATACTCACAATGACCACGATACGATCGCTATCGCCATCGTTTGCGATGCTATGCATCAGCAGATTGTCAAAAGTAAATATCGTCCCGGCATCAAACCGCATGGTCTCATCCTCACAACGCACTAACGCAGTGCCAGCGAGTGTGATATGAGCCTTACAGTTATAAAAACAAGGCGCCCAATTGCCCGCGTCAGAGTGCGGCAATATCTCGCCGCCTGGCGGTAACTTGGTGATCAGGATAGACCCGAGTTCCACTGCCGCAACCCGGTGCATTAGCGCGAACACCATCGGCCGCAGAGATGGCAGCTCATACCATGCCGGCCAGAACACGTTGCGATGCTCCAGGCGCCGCGCCTCCATCGTAAGCAGATGCTCCGACATGTAGCGCACGGTGATGTCGGTCATCGCCCCATGTGGCGTGCCTGGGTAAAGCCGCCGTTCCGGGTTCCGATCCCACAGATGCGAAGCTCGGTTCAGTTCGGCCAGCACCGGTACGCAATCAACCCCGCCTGCCAACTGCACAAACCGCATTACCGCACCCGCCTCGCTCCCACGAACCCACCAGCCGCCACCACGCCGCTGGCGAACGTCGCCAGCGCCCCGAGATACACCGTGGTCGTCGCTGCCAGGCTGAACCGCCGCGGCGACAGCGCCAGCACCGTCTGTGTCGCGTAGAACCCGTTCGTCGCGTGCCGCATCGAGGCGTAGCCGGGCGACGGCTGCGACGGCTCGGAGGCAGATGCGTTGTTCACCCACGCGGCGATGATCGCCATGTTGCCGGCCGAACTCGTGAAATGGACCACCCCGGCCGCGTCCCAGTCACCTGCCGTGAGGGAAATGCTGCACACGTTGGTTGCTGCAGAAAACCCCAGGCCGACGCTCGAAATCGCCGCGCTGGCCGAGATGTATTCGCCTTTGTCGCCCGCCGCCGCGTCGCTGCCGTCCGTGACGCCGTGACTGAGTGCCGGCAGACCAGCCTTGATGTCATCCACCACGCCGCGCAGCACCGCGAGCTGGTCGGCCATCTGCTGGAAATGGTCGAGCCAGGCACCCGTAGGGGCGCCCGTGTCCTTGTTGACGACCGGCGCCACCAGAGGCGGCTGAATGCGCGGCGTCGATAGCGTGCTGACCGTCGTGATCGCCATCAGGACGAGCCACCGGAAATGTCCGCGTCAATGGCGTACAGCGTCGTGGCATCGAGCGAGGAGAGCCGGAACACGCGCTGCCGGAAGGAGCCGAGCCGCGTCGCCACCATTCGCGTCCGCGTCTGGCCGAACGCCGCCGCCGGGATCGCCCTCGGGCCACCGTTCCAGTTGATCCCGCCGTCGTCCGACCACTCCAGCGTCATGGACGACGTAGACCGCGCCGTGCCGACCTCCATCTCGACCTCGAGCCTCGAGCAGAAGGCACGCCTGGTGCCGGCCCAGATCGGCGGCAGCGTGGCCTGATGAAGCACCGGAACGCCCGCATCAGTCGTCACCGCCGGGTCGGCCAAATACACATTCCCCGCCGTCTTGTCGCCGACATACACCAGGTTTTCCACGCTCCCTGTGCAGTTGCCGCGCCACGGGCCGACGCCATCCGCCTGGCTCGACCGCTCGTGCCAGAATTGCGTGTTGCAGTCGTAGACCAGCGTCCGGTCGTTCTCGATGGTCAGGACATAGAAGGAATGCCCGGCCTGCATGTAGGCCATGCCCTGCGCCTTAAGCGATGCGCTGATCCCATAGGACGCGATGATGGCCTCGATGCCGTGCGTCGAGATGCGCTTCGGCGTGTAGCCGACGCTGCGAAAGACAATGCCGTCCTTGTCTAACCAAAACACCGAGCCATCGATCTGCGCAATAGACTTCGGCGTGGCAACGCCATACTCGATCACCCCGCCGGTTTGGCGCCGCCGGAACGGGAAATCGGCATCGCCGGACTCATACCAGATTTCGAACCCAGACCTTCCAGCAAGCCACAGCTCGCCGCCGTGCGTGATGGCGCGCAGCATGATGTTGGACCCCGCCTCCAGGCTCGCGAAGTCGAGCGCATCGAACGCAGTCGGGTCATCGATCTTCGACACGAAGAAGCTCTCGCCATACCCTTCCTGCGAAAAGATGAAGTACTGGCCCAGGTAGGTGACCGAGTTTGCGCCGGGGAAGTCGCCGCCGATCTGATTGGCCGTCGAGCCGACCGCGTGAGCCGCTGTAAAGGCATTCGGAGGCACGCAGATCACCACGGCGCTCGGCGAGACAGCAATCGTCGCCGCCATGATCAGATCAGGATTGACGCCACCAGCTGGCGAGGCAACGCCGACCGGCCCCATGTCCCAGATCGTGCCCGAATAGCCATATGCGTGATTGCCCGACACGAAATATCCGACGCCGGGCATGTCCAAATTCATCGCATGGATCGGGCCGGTTCCGAACGCTCCGTTGAACTGATCTGGGAGCCATAGCCCCGGCGCCGGCACCAGCGCGGCCTGCGTCCTCGCATCGGACGGCTGCTCTTCCGCCATCCAGTTGAGCAGATGCTTCGACGAAAGAGGTTTCGACGGGTGCTGGTAGCTTTCCAGCGGGAACGGAATGCGCCGCATCCCGCCAGCAGCCGGAGCAGCCTGCTGTGCCTGCGCTCCGCTCATGTGGGGCCAGGAACCGGGGGCGCCTGTACCGGCACCACCACCATGCTGCCAGCCGCAATCGCCGCCAGAGCATCGCGCACCGCGACGAACGCCGGCACCTCGGCCCCCTGGATGCTCATGCGCTGCAAGAACTGCAATGCAATCGCCGCTAACTGTCGGTCCATCATCACACGTTGTAATACGGGAACTTAAAGCTAACCCCGCCGATCTTCTGCACCAGATAGCCGGCCACCTGGGCAGGCGGGGCACCATTCGCGCCGATCGTCGCAGAAGCCGCCGTTGTCGGCGTTACATAGTTAATCGTGCCGTCGTGGCCGATGACGATACCGGGCGTCACATAATCACCCGAGTGGTTGATCGAAGCATGAACCACCCCAGCGCCGTCGATCACCGATATCGCAAGCCGCGTGCCATCGAATGCACCCATCTGCTGCAATATCAGGTTCGGGACTCCCACCGGCGCCGCCATGCGGACCAAAGCCCCCGCGCCCGCAGGTGATGCTGTAGTGCTGCCATCGATAAAGATGCCATACGACGTGGCCGCCTGCGGGTGCACATAGATTCCATGTTGGAACGGCTGCGCTCCCAACAGCACCGCCAGCCCCATCAGGCTCGGAAAATTGCCATAGGCCGCAAGTTGTAAGGCAATCGTGCAGAACTCGGTGGTTCCGAATGAGTTGAGCGGCGGTGTTGCCCCTGTAGGGGTGCCGGCGAAATTGAAGGAGTTTAACTCGTTCGTCGCCACACCAGGCACACCGACCGTTGACAGATCGGCCCTACCGAACACCCCGAACACGGTATTTCCGGCAGTCGTCAAAGAACCATACCCGGTGATCCCACACGGGAACGCCAGCGTCGATGGCGGAAGGCTGTTGATCGTCTGACCAATCAGCGCGTTCTGCGCCCCCGTGGCAGACGCAGCCAGCATCGGAGTGCCGAAGTCTGGCAGTATAGCAGAACCAACGAGAATCGGCCCCGAAACCGTGCCGCCGGTCAGATGTAGATAGGCTGCATCCGTCGTGACCTTGACGTAATCCAGGACCGCCGTCGCCGCCACTCTGCCGGTTCCAGCCCGCTCCAGCACGAACTGGGACGCATCGGAGATCGGACCAACGTCCGGCAGATCTGGGATCGTTTCGGTCGGAATCGGAAATGCGGTGATCGTGCCCATCATGCCCCCAGGATAACGCCGCCGCCGGTATCAATGCCCGAACCATCATCCGTCGTGATGACAGTCGGCGTCAGCAGCCGGTTACCGCTCCAATTCACGTTCAGATAGCCACAGATCAGTTGCTCGGACTGCGTTCCGTGGTTCCAGTCCAGTTGCAACGACCACTCGGCACGGCGCGGCCATCCGGCCATCGTGTTGATCGGGAAGAAGATGATGAACTGCCCCGCCGCGGCATCGCTGATAGTACCCGTGGCGTTCCACAGCGCCGCACCTGGCGTGGTCATAGGCGCGCCGTAGTCCCACGAGCGCCGGTAACAGCCCCACGGCCAGATAAACAGCGTCACGGTAGGCCCGCCGATACCGCCTGAAAGCTCGATGGGCGTCGCGGCTGGGTCGTCCGAATCAACCACCGTGATGGTCATCTCGAGACTATCGGCGGCCGACAGCACGAGGTCGCGCCGCGGCACATGAAGCGGCGACGAACGCAGATAGGGGACGGTGATGTTGAAAGCCGTCATGAGATGGAGATCATCCCGCCGTTGTTCCACATCACGCCGGACGTGGCCGGGAGCGTCGTCGGAAGCGTGCTGATGTCCATCGGATTTCCGGGAATCCCCTGGGCGCCGTCGCTGCCGTTTGTGCCAGGGGCGCCGGGCGGGCCTGGAGGTCCTATCCATTGCGCCGGCTCTGGCGGTCCCATATCGGTGATGTACCCCGCGTAGTGCAGCCTGTAGACCATCAGAAGTACTCCCCCTGGACACGCTCGCCACTGGTCGGCAGCGCGATGTACTGCGCCAGGGCCCGGTTGGCCTGCCGGTCGTCATTCGGATCAGGCTTCTTGTCGAACAGTGGCGCCAGGGTGTTGGCAGCGAGCAGGACGTAGCAATCTCCGACCTCGGGAGGGATGTCGAATACGGTCCACCGCGCCAGCCCGCGCGCCGTCAGATCGTGATGCACGCCCATTACCGCATCCAGCGCCTGATCCTGTGCCGACATGACCAGCGCGAACCGCCGTATGCGGCCCTCCAGCATCGAGTAAACCTGTGGATCAGCCGTCTTACCGAACGACGTTGCCATGAGCGCCGCCGTCATCTTCGTGTATTCCTCGGCGATCGCATCGGGGATGCCTCCATCGTCCCACCAGGCCAGCGCCTGCGACACGATGCTGGTATGAACGGCATTTGCCTTGATGACCGCGTAAGCGTGGTCGGCGGTCGATGGCGTTTCGTCTGCGGCGATCACGCCGAGCTCGATCAGGGCGTTGTCAGCAATCAGCGTGAGCGGCAGACCCACGGTAAGAGTCTGCCGATCAGCCAACGGGACGATTGCCACGCCAAGACGGCGTAGGGCTTGCTCTCCAATCGTGGCTACGTCGAGCGTCACGTCAGAACCGCAGCATACCAGCGCCGAGGTTCACGCGACCTGGGTCGGCCGTGTTAGCTCCCGCCGGCGGTGCTGGCGTCGCAACAGACGGTGGCGACCTAGATGCTGCCGCCTGCTGCGCCGCCGC